CGTGGACATCATCGGCCTCCCTGCTCGTGAATGAAGTCGGTGTAGTGCTCAAACTGTGCGACCGTCCATGTCATGGCTTCGGCTTCGGTGACACGGAAGTAGTGGCGTAGTGCGGGCGCCCATTCGGCGACGAGTTCGCGGTGGGTCAGCCGCCGGGGGTCTCGGCGGCACCAGTAGGGGAATCAGGATCAACCTCGTCTGTCTCCGTTTCGGCTTCACCGGTGGTGAACTCGTAGGTGTAGGCCAGCGGTTTGAAGCCAATCGTGGACAGATCATCGCTAATCTCAAGTCCGCCGTGGCGGTGCCCGATCCACCAGGCGAACCGGTAGGCGTTGGCTTTGCCCCCAATCAGTTGCTGCCACCATTCCTGTACGGTCCAGCCGGTGAATTCTTCACACACGTCCCACTCTTCGAGGGTGAGTTGTGCCGGGTCGATGGTGAGGGTGGTGTCGCCTGGGCGGTGGATCAGCAGTTGCGTCACGGTTGTCCTTCAGTTGGCGGCCGACAGTTTCGCGGCGAGGTCTTTTGCTGAGGTTTCGATGGCTTTGACTACTGCGGCGGTGATGGTCGGGCCGGACTTTTCGGCCGTCTTGTCAAACCAGCCTTCAGGGCTGACGGTTTGTTCCGCCCAGCCCGGACCGCCGTAGACGGGGTGGCGCCACGTGCCTTTGTTCATGTGGCGCGGCAGTTTGCGCTGGTCTGGCGGCATCGCTGAGGATGCCGACCGGATCCGCACACCGGCGTCACCTTTGGTGCGGGTTTCGATGCGCACACCGCGGGCGACGGAGGCACGCAGCCCGGAGCGGGCTTGCGCTTTCGCGAACGCTTTCGCTGACAGCAGCCGTTTCCCGGTCGCGGCCGCTTCGGCCATGTTTCGCGTCTGGTTGCGCGTCTGGTGCGCCAGGCGTGCTTTCGACCCGCCCGAACTACTGCCGGAACTAGACGTTGATAGTCCGGTGACGGCGGCCCGCATCTGTTCCCGTACCGGTTTCGCCGCCTCGCCGATGCCCTTTGTCAGCGCTTTGCGCAGCTCGGGGCTGTGCTGCTTCAGGGCTGCGGCGACGGCGGCGAAGTCGGCGCCGGTGATGCCGTCAGACATGTCACAGGGCGGTGTCGACGGTGGTGTATTTGATCGTCGGGAGGTTGGTGCCGTCGTAGCGCCACTGGTAGTTCCAGTCCGCTGTGAGCTCGTTGCGCCCCGAAACGCCCTGAGCGCCGGGCTCGAACGTGACAGACGGCAGTGTGAACTCGATCTTGCGGTAGTAGGTGTCGGCGATCAGCGCGCCGGTGAACACCCACACCAGGGAGGTGGTTGCCGTGGTCCATGACAGGTCCTCGAAAGTGGCCTTGGCCAGCCAGTCGACCGACAGGGTGCCGGTGATGTCGACCAGCCCGTTTTCCACGGGTTCGCTCTTCAGTCCGGTGGCGTCAGCGGTGAAATCTTCCACATCAAGGTTGCGTGTCCACTTCTGCGACACACTCCGCACACCGGACACGGCAGCTTCCGCCCCGAACGAGCCCATCTTGAGCTGCATCTGCGCGCCGGTAAACAGGGCTGGTGCACCGGTGTAGACAGGTGCGGCCAGCGCGGTGGTGTTGTCCAGCGCACGGCCGTCGAGCGACAGGTTGCACGACAGTTCACCCTTGACCTCGGCCTTGAAGTCCGCGGAGGTCACTTTCGCGCCCAGCATCGCCAGCGGCACCGCAGTGCCCGATCGGGTCGGGCGCCCGATTTGGGCGGTCAAAGACTTCCCGACCGTCGAGCCCAGTGTGTGGGTTTGCAGATATGCGGCCGACGCGGCCTGCTGCGCGGAGGTGGAGGTGCCGCCGGTGATCGCCTGAAGGATCAGCCCCAGCGAGGTGGTTTGCACATCGAGGTCGATGGTGCCCTCGGCTGCCGTGGTCGTTTCAGCATAGTGCGCCGCGAGGGGGCCGAGTGCACCTTTCTGGATGCCTTCGCCCTGCACCCGTTCCCGTTTGGGTTGCAGATCATAGGACTTGGCGATCAGGAACTTTGACGGCGCCACATAGGTGCCGTAGGTGGATTCGGCGGCAACACCGAGGGACGAGTCGAGACCGGAGCCGATGCCCATGTCAGTTCTCCTTCTTGGCGCGCGGCGCCTTTACGACAGCCTCGAACAGTTCGGGCTGCGGGTAGTAGTCATCGGGCAGGGAGATTTCCCCGCCCGGTTCGACGCGGGTCAGGCCGACGTGGCCGGTGTCGACGTAGGCGACTTGGGTGCCGATGTAGCGGACTCGTTGCATGGGTGCCTCCTAGAGCAGGGCGCGGTAGTTGATGTCGAAGGGCAGCAGGGCGAAGCAGCCGCCGGGGGTGCGGCCTTGGCGCGGTGTGCCGGCGGTGACTTCCACCGACAGGGCCGCCCCGAGCCCGATGTGGACCTCGGCGCGCAGCACGTCGGAGATGTCGCCGACCATGTCGCACACCGCGGAGCGCATTGCGGCCAGGTCGTCGTCGCCGGTGGTGGCGATGGCGTAGCAGGCGATCGCACCGGTTTCGGTTTTGCGGGCTGCCGGACCAAGATCGCGGTACTCCTGCGCCAGGCTGCCGGCAGCACCCTCTTCGGAGCCAAGGACCGCACCAACCACCACGCCGGTGATGTCGGCGGCGGCCGGTTCGGCATCCCACACATCGACAGTGAGCGCATCGGTCAGGGTCGTGACGACGGTGTCGACCACTGCACCCCACAGGATGCCGCTCACGCCAAACCTGTCATGGTGGCGCCGTCCCACAGTTCAGCGACGCGGCGCGGCACCGAATAGCCCTGCCCCGGATCCCAATCGTCACCCGGAAGGACACGTTTCGTGCCGCGCTGAGTTTCCCACAGGTGACGCAGCATCTCTTTCACACCTTGGGCGATATCGCCCGGGATGGTGGCACCGCCGGCCACATAAGTCACAGCCACCGCACCCCATGTGCCCGAGTCGCGCACGATCACACCGGATGGTGTGTCAGCTGTCCAGCCGGTCACGGCTGCGTCGTCTTCTTCCACCGAAACCACCGAAATGACCGGGATGCGCGACGTCATCAGCATGGCGTGGCCGCCGGGAAGGTTTTCGGTCACGATGCGCCGACCCCACACCCGGCCGGTGTGACGTTCACATGCGGCTGTGGCGGCTGCTAGGAATATGCGCAGCTCTTCGTCGTGTGCCGACGTCGTGATGTTCAGGTGGGCTTTCGCCTGCGACAGTCCCAGGATCGGGGCGGTGGCCGTGTCGAGGACGTTGAACGCATCGGTGTAGGTGGAGGCGTTCGCCCCGTATGCCGCCCACGTCACCACATGCCGGCCGGGCAGGGCCACAGTCAGCCCAGCCTCGTACACCCCGGTCGTGACATGTACCGGTGTGACATCCACAGTGGTGCCGTCAGGTTGGGTCAACACGCAGGTGACAACGGTCGCATCATCGGGGGTGCCGGTGGAATCCGACACGGTCACACCGAACGTGGCGACGTCGCCGATGTCGTACACCAGCGGCGCTGAACGTCCGGCCATCGACCCGGCCTGCACTATGCCCAGGTCAGCCCAGATGACACCATCCGTCTCGGCATCCGCCCAGGTGAGGGCTTCGCCCTCAAGCTGGTCCCACGTGCCGTGCAGTGCGCCCACGGGTCAGCCTTTGCGGGTTTGGCGCCCGGCAGGGCCACGCTTGGCCACCGGGGCAGCAGCCCGATCTGTCGCAGCGCCGGTGAGCGCATCGATCTGGGCTTGTACTTGCGCGGCACGGTCCTTGTTGCCGCGCGCCACATAGCCGGCCTTTTCGGCGGCCAAGGCTTCTAACACTGTGCTCACCGCACACCTCCACAGGTTGGGGATGGGCCGCAGGCCCCCACTGTTGTGGGGGCCTGCGGGTCACACATCAATGCGTCAGAACGTCGGCGCGATCAGGCCGGTCCCGGAGATCACCGAGATCGACTTGGGTGCGCGCGCCGATTGCAGCGCGGCGTAGGCGTAGACGCGGAACACGACCTGCGCCTCCTTCGCCTTCGTTTCGCGGAACGACTCGGCACGGATCGGCGACTCGTAGAGAGTCACGTCCTGCGCCCGGGCCACAATCACCCGGTCCTCGTTCGTCCCGGCACCCAGGTTCACAGGGATGTTCGGGTCGAGGAACACTGGCAGACGCAGACCGCGGATCGTGCCGGCCAAACCTTCCGGGATCGCACCTTCGGAGGTGGCGACCAGCGGAATCGCTGACGCCAAATCGTCAGACACATAGGGCCGGTTGTTGGCATCGAGCGCCGCCTCCAGCCAAGCCCACCGGTCCGGGTGCATGAACACGTGCGTGGACGGCAGGAACCGGTACTTGTGGATCTGGCGTTTCGCGTCGACGAGCTTCGGCCAAAACTCGGGCACCGTCGGGGAGGCGTCGGTGTAGGTGACGGCGTTGATACCCGTCACGTTCAACAGACCCCGCTTGCCGGCCGCGTTGTTCGAGATGACGAACGTGTCGAGCACCTTGGCGTATTCGGCGGCGAGGTCGGCGAGCACAACGGAGTCCACATTGATCGGGGACTGTTCCACGAGCTGCAAGTTCACCGTCTGCACACCACCGAGGGTGGTCACGGCCGCAGTCGCGGACGTGGTCTGCATGTCGGTTTCGCTCATCGCGTTGCCCTGGGTCTGCTCGCCGACAGACGAACCGCCAGACACCAGCGGCAGGCTGATCGAGTCGGTGCCCGCAGGCAGCGGCTCCTTGCGGACCTGGTCGGCGATGACCCGCCCGGCACGTGCCAGCTTCTCAAACTCGTTGATCAGCCAGATCGGCGGCACAAACTCGCCGCCGGCACCGTCCGTGGTGGACAGGGCACGCACCTGCTCGTCGTTGCGGCGCAGCCGGTCAAGGGAGTCGCGGCGGCCGTACTGCTGCGCCATCCACAAGTCGCGGAAGTAGGCGTGCTCACCGTTTTGGCGGTACACGTCCGGTTCGGAACCGACGGTCACACCCGAACTGTGAGTGAACGTGGCGGCCAGCGCGTCGGCCGCAGCATCGCGGGCCTGCTCGGACTCCAGTTCGGCGATCCGGGCGTTGACCGCTTCGATCTGCGGGTCGAGGGCGTCGCGGGCGGTGATCGCCTCAGCCACACGGGCCTCGGTGATCGTGTCGTCGGTGCCGAGCGCGTCACGCAACGTGAGCAGTTCAGCAGTCTTGGTGCTGCGGGCATCGAGCAGGCTACGCAACTGTGCGCGCTGTGCTTCGATGAGTTGTTCCAGCGTCATGGCTGGGTCCTTTCGTGAGGATTCCGGTAATGGTTGGGATCCGCACCACTGGACTGGCCATGACGGCGAGCGAGGGGGCAGTTTTGGAACACCCGCAGGGTGTGCGGGGGATTTAGAGGGCTGCGGCGAGCGTCAGCCGGGTGCGCAGCACATCGGCCGGGCTGCGCACACCGGCATCTGTGCCAGGGTTCGCGCCGAACCCGACGATGGATACGTCGCCGCGGTGAATATCGAAAGCATCGATGCGGTATTCGGTGAAGTCCGGCGACCAGGTGCCTTTGGTGATGCGGAACATGAACGACATCTCATCGAGCAGCCCGGAACGGATTTTGGCGATCGCGTAGCCGGCGTCGGGGTCTTCGGGGTCAAGGTCGGCGTCCACCAGCAGCCCGTGGGCATCTTCGGACAGCCGCAGGCTGCCGTTGGTGGTGCGCGCTAGACGGCGCAGCGGGTCGTGACCTAACACCAGCGGCACATCCAACCCTTCGCGGGCCAACGAATCGGCGGCCGCACCAGCAGACACCACCTCCGAATACGGGCCGAACGCGTCCCACATCTCATACGGCGCGTTGTAGGTGGAAGCGTAGCCGCGGAACGACACAGTCGGGCTTTCCTCGCCATCCTGACGGATCGTCATGTCAGTCGCGAACCGGACATGCACATCCGTCACATGAGGCTGGTTGCGGCGCTGAGACGGCCGGTGCGACCGTTGGCTGACTCCTTGGGCGCGCAGCTCTGCGGCGCGAAGAAGATCGTTCATGTGGTGGCTCCCATCTGCGGGGTCTGCTGGCGGGGAACGCCGAACAGGGCAGCGAATTGTGCGTAGTCATCTGGGCTCAGGCCGTCACGGTCGAGCAGGGCGCGGCCCTCATCCGGGGTCATGATGCGGGCGTCGATGGACGCGGCGATCAGTTCCACCTTCGATCTGGCATCCATGCGCAGCAGCGCATCGGTGTTGAATTTGACAAACCGCGGCTTCGCCACCAGTCGGGCGGACAATGTTTGCTCACGCCGGTAGATCGCCGGACCCAGGTGCATCGTGAGTAGTTGCAGGTTGCGTTCGGTGATGTTGGCGTAGGTGATCGATTTGGATCCGACCTCGGCGTCGATCGCATCGGCCGGCACTCCGAAGTAGCGCGCCAAATCGACACTCGTGGCCTTCATCGCATCCAAGAATCTGGCATCCGAGGCGATGGCCTGCGCGGGTAAGTATTCCCAGTCGTTGCCGGTGACGAACAGATCCCGGTTTTCGGTCGCGGCCCGGAACCGCGATTTCATGATCTGCGCAGCCTCCTGGGAGATGGTGCGCGACTTGTTGCGCAGCGTCCCGGACGTGCCGGCGCCGGACGAGAACCAGGCCACAGCAAACTCTTGCGCCGAAATGTTGTGGTGCAGTGCTTTCGCGGCGGCCGCGACCGGCGACAGGCCGACGGGCACACCGGGCACAATGTTGGCCCGCTCATGCCACACTTCGGCCCGGTCCAACAGCACGCCCTGGCGGCGGTATTCCACTGTGCCGTTGACCACCCGCACTGACCATTCGGAAGCGTCGGACAGTTCGATCTGTGACGGCCGTCCGGCAGCATCCCACGCCACAATCTGGCCGAACGCATTCCCCGCAGCGTCGATCTGGCGCTGTGTGGCTTCCATCCATTCGTGCCACAGCATTCCCGACGCCGGATTGATCATCACGGGCGGTTTCGCCATTTCGACGCTTCGCCCGCCCACCTTGCGGTACACGTCGCACGGCAACGTTGAGATGAGATCGGCACGCAGCCGGATCGCAGCCCACATCGCCGAGGCCCGCATCGCCTGATCCTTCGACATCGACGACCACGCACTGTTCGGCGGCGGGTTGTACGCGCCGAATGCAGACAGGTCAGCCTCGCGGCGGAAGAACAGGCTCACCGGGCACGCCACTCTGCCAGCGCCGCTGCCCCCAGCAGCAGCACGCCGGCAGCCAACACGCCTAGCCCGACACCCGTCGGGCCCGAGACGAGCGCCGACACGGTCAACGCGGCACCCACAGCCAACACAATCACGGCCGCCAACTCCAGCAGCGTGGTCACAAGATCAATCACCGCGACCCCTCTCAGTAGGCGGATTCGGACACGTCATAGTCGGCGGCCGCATCCTGCGACCACTGCCAGTAGGCCCACGTTGCGGCCACGATCGGCGAAATATCAACCTCGGAATCGGTGCGCGACCAGCGGGTAGAGTCACCGGACTTACGCAGTTCCGCACCGGCCACAGCAGCCGCCATCAGCGGATCGCCACGGTGCGCCACCACGGCACCGGACACGGCAAACGTCATGGTCGTGATCGCCCGGCCAGCCTCACGGCCAGATAACTCGACAATGTCCAACCCGGCCTCGTCCAGTTCGGTGAGCATCGACCCCACCGGCCCGGCAGGATCGATCACCACCACCATCTGGCCGTGGCGTTCCACCAACTCCTTGAGTCTGGCGACGACCCAGCCGGTGCGCCGGCGACGCTCCACGAGCTCCACCACCGGGCGGCCTGCGCCGTCGGCGCCGCACACCACGATGGAAGCCGACGCCTGCCACGGCGCCACATCCAGCCCCAACACCAGACCCGACTCGGGGACAGCATCGATGTCTTCACATGCGGCCCACGTCGTCGGGTTCAGCTCGTCGGGCGAATCGGCCATCCGGTCCACCCACTGGCACAGCACCTCGGTGCGGAACACATCATCGGGGTCGGTCGCGGCCGCCGAACGGATCGCCCGCTCAGTGATTGTGTGACCAAGCGACGGGTTGGCCTGTGCCCACGCAGTGCGGTCGTGAATATCGCAGCCAGGTAGCGCGGACCACTCGAAAATGCCGAGCGAATCGTCAGCCTCAACCGTCAAACCTTCACAGATGCCGTCCGGGTCACCCAG